CGCAGGCTCGATGTACGGGAAGGAGGGCGAGTCCGGGGTGGGCACGCGCTCGATAACACTGACAAACTTTATCGTATAGGCCGCCTGAGCCGGCAGCCCATTGAGAGAGATGACAGTGACTTCTTGGTCGCTTATGCCAGTCGAGGCTCCGGCTTGGCGGAACGTGAGCGGCACAAGGGTCGACGTCGTGATCATGGACGAGTAGATAACAGAAATCTGCTGATCACTCACTTGGTCTGGGGACGTCGGTGTCGAGAAGGAACCAGGTACACGCATGACGATGTCCGTCATCACGTGGGACGTGGACGTATTGTAGCGACCGCTCTTGTACCACCTCGGATCCCCATACGTCTGCACGGCGCCGTTAATAGGCAAGCCGGTTGCAGGCGCAGGTGTCGCATAGACGCCTTCAAGGATGGTGTCGTGACAACCCGGCTGGACGAAGTCAACTTCGCCAAGACGGGTCGGCACGTACACACCCTCGCGCGCCGGTGCGACATAGCACCCCTTGTTTACTGCGAGCATCTCGCTCGTGTACAACGGGACCTCCATAACCGCATTGGCATACACAGGCTGCAGCGCCCCGGGCGTGTAGGGCGTTGCAGCGCCAGACGGTTCGGTGATCCGGGGCGCCGGATGGAAGGTGAAGGCCACAGACTCGTCGTAGCTCGTGACTACCGGAAATGTCCCGGCGGTAATCGTCCCACCATCAAAGACAGTGGACGACACGGGGTAGACGGTCAGGCTTGAGGAGACGGTTCGCCACTTGGCGGGGCGGGCAGCGTCTTGCATTCTGGGGACAGCGTAGTCAGCCAGACTCCGAACGACAGGAGTTCCGATTCCACCGGGCAAGGCATTGAAGGAAGCTTGCACGGTGTAGGTGTCTCCAAGGAACAGAGTCGAGCTGTCTCCGATGAACATGACGGTTGCGAGATCCCCGTTGCCAGCGGCCGTACCAGGCTGCCAAAAGTTGGCGCCGGAATTGGCCGAAAACATCCATCGCTCGCGCGAGGACGGCTTGACGAAGATGACAGCGGCGACGGTGTCAGAAGGGGGCTGAACGATGAGGCAGTCCCAGCTGACACCGGGGAAGAAGGAAGGTGCCACCACGGTATATTCTTTGATGATCTCCGCGGTGGTAGACGAAGTTGTTGTTCCAGAAGGTACTGCAACTCGTCCGATCTTGGGGTTTGCGGGGTGAAGGGCCTTGAGCAACCATTTCCGGCCCGCGTCGGAAAGGTTAAAATTCTTGAGTTCAGGTGTCTCATGCATTGTTACCCTACCTCAATGATGGCCTCACGCCGCACACACCCCAGACACCTCCTCCACTGTCTGGAACGCATCCAAAGTGCCGTACTGAAACACACCACGGCGCTTATGCCCGAGGTCGCCCTCCACGAGCAAGCGCCACGCTGACTTCACATGCAAAACATTCTTGCCCACCGCAAGTGAGCCATAAAACTGTTCAGCATGGAGCCGCCCGTTCAATCCCATGAGACTCTCAAGGCCGTCGAGCAAGGAAACATCCCTCAACTCTTCGAGCCTGATCCCGCGACGACCACCAGCTCGCCATTCCACACAGGCCGGAACGACATCAGTACGCTCAAGCAAGGAACGGAAGACAAGGTCGTCACCCTGATCACAGAGGTCATAAGTACCCCGCAGCAAGGAGCACACCATCCTCTGCTCCTGTCGCGGTAGGGACGAGACAGGAACAAAGGGTGAGTGCTTCGTGCCACGGAGCACATACTGCACGTCAACAACAATGGCCGCACACAGCAGCCCGAGATTGCACGACACAGCATTGGAAAAGAACAGGCACAGAGCCTTCATGAAAAGATTCTGCAGCGCATTCAGACGAAAGTCCTCGCAGCCCGCGACACCCCGAGCACAGGGCAACGCCCCGACACACTCGCACACTGGTCGCGTGGCCACAACCTGCACGTAGGGCAGTCCCATCAGGAACCGCCGCACCACAGGCGTACTGCCTACAAGATTTCCGCCGCGAAAAATCGGTGACATGCTCAAGAAGTCGGACGTGCTAACGCCATTGCAAACAGGCGGATGCACATCACAGACCTTCAAGAGCATGCCTAGACCCTGGGCGACGCTCTTCAATGCCGCCGACAACCGGCTGGCATCTTCGGCACTCTCCAACAAACACAGTCCGTCGTCGCCGCACACAAACGGCTGAGCATCAACGCCTGCAAGACGCAAAGCAAGCTCAAAAACGACGAAATTTATGAAGGAGTTTGAAAACGAAGTGAGAGAATGACCGGACCCACGAGAGCCCGGCATCGAAACCTTGACATCAGAACACGGTCCACGGACTGTATAAAGCAGGTTCAAGGTCCCCCAGTTCAGGACTTCCTGATAACCGTCCGGAAAGTACCGCGAAATGTACTCCTGGACGGCGTTTAGAAGCCCAGCACTTTGGGACGCATCGAACCCCGAATAGTCCGTGACAAGCTGATACTTGGCACTACAGCCGACGACGCGCTCAACGAACCACCACACTTCCCACTGCGGCATGCCGTAGACCAAAGCCACGGCAAACCGATTCTCAGCGTCGTACGTACAACCTGTCATCGAGCCCGGAGTCCAAGAGCCGACAACACGGTCGCGCAGAGCGACGAGGCGATGTGTGATCACGTTAAGTACCGGCGCTATCGCTGCGAGGCACATGTCTGGATATGGTGTTATGCACCGCGCCGGTGTTGGTATGGGATTACCGACGCGGGTGATGCTACGCATGGAATCAATCTTCTCGCAAAGCGTCTTGGTCGCAGCAGACTCCCGCGGCTGCTTCTCACCCAGTTCGATCGCCTCCGCCTTCGCGAAGGGCGTCAGAACCATCCGCAACTCATCGAAGAAGCCAGACACACTGCGATCGCCGGAAAGAAGGAGCCTCACCTCGGCGCTCGAGTGCCCATCAAGGCACGCAAACAACCGAAGGAACTCCTCCCCGGCCTTACGCAGGGCCAGCTGCCTCGCGGGCGAATAGCGG